TCCAGAGTGTGCGCCTACGTTTTCTTTATAAGCGATTTTCTCTTGAGCAAGTGCTTTTCTGTCTTCAACGAATTTAGAAATTTCTTCTGATAACTTATCAGTCATCATATTGTCAATTGCTTCGATCATGTTTGCTTTATCATGCTCGTATCTTTTGGCAAATTCTTCTCTTAATTCTGCAGAAACGCCTTCTCTGTTTTCTTTAATTTTCAAATCCCAAGCCTCTTGGATGCCTTTTTGAACATCTTCTGAAATTGCTCCGGACTCGACTAATTTAGATATTGCGTCTATCATTATTTTAGGTCCTTTATTATGTTGGTTAAAGCATCTTTAAGATACTTTTGTGCTCTGCTATCGTTTCTCACTTCTGCCGCCAGTCCTTTTGCCATGTTACCACCTTTTGTATTCATAAGGTGTTCGTAAATTGGCGTAGGATAAGCACCTGGTGCCGAAGGTTGGGCCACAACATCAACAGTGATGATCTCAAAGTCTGAAACTTCGCCGTTTCCATACTCGGAAATATTTCCGCTACCTCTGGAACTCACGCCTAATTTCACACCGCTCTCTAACATTGTTTTGACAAGTTGACCCATTGGTGTTGGCAAGATTTTCATCTTCCCGTATCCATTTGGTCCGTCCATCCACATTTCTGTAATCATGTGAGACACACGGTCCAAATTAATCTTTAAATCGTCCGGATGATCTACTTCTCCTAGAACACTGTACCCTGAAGAGATTTGATCATTAAGTGTTTTAACTGCTTTGCCAATTTCATTTACTGGGTAAATTCTTTGGTTAGCATTTTTAATACCACCTTGGATGCAAATCCCTTTCATGTACAAGTCTTTGCCATTTTCACCTTCGTGAAGAATAGACATTCTAGCCTGATCGTACGTTAAGTGTTCTTTAAGATGTAAAGACATCAGTTGACTCCTTTAAAAACCAGTTGTTACTTTTTAGCGGCAACTACTGGTGATTTTTTTGAAGAAGCATCAGCGCCATCTTTGTGGTCTGCTTTAACTTCTTTCATTTTTGGCTCTGTGTTAGCATCAGTCATCTTTGCAGATGTTGGTGCTGGTCTTCCTGATTCTTCTGCACCACCAATTTTGTGTGCTGAAGTACCATTCGGTGCTTTTGCATTTGAAGCCACAGGAGATGATTTAACATCTGCATGGTCGGCGTTGTCAGCAGTTTTTGTGTCTTTGTATTCTTTAACTGTTTCTTTTGCTTCTTTGCTTTCCATTCCTATTTCTGGAGTTAATTCTGGTGCAACAGTTTCTTCTGGTGAATCTTCACCGTCTTTGTCGCCCATCATTTTTTCAAATTCTGCTTTAAGATCTTCTAAAGCATCTTCTAAATCCGCAACTCTTTCTTCAGTGTCGCCATCTTCTGCGCCTGCATCCATATCAGCACCCATGTCGTCTGCTGATGCTTCTGCATCACCTTCTTCATCTGAAGCGATGTCTTTAATTAAATCATCAGTAGCGTCGCCACCAACTTCTTCAATTGACTCTTCTTCAGTTGTTGCTGATTCTTCTGCTTTTTCTTCTGCAGTTTCTTCAACAGTTTCGTCTTTAGATTCTTCTGAAGTTTCTTCAACTTTTTCTTCTGAAGTTTCTTCTACTTTTTCTTCAGTTGCTTCAGTTTCTTTAACTTCTTCTTTAGATTCTTCTTTTGCTTCTTCTTTAGTCTCTTCAACAGACTCTTCTTTAGTTTCTGTAGATGCTAGGTTCTCATAGATGTCTCTAGACTTCTCTACAACTATTTCGTGAAACATTTGTTCTGCTTTATCGTTTTCTTCGTTGATAAGCAATTCCAACAATGATTCAAACTTATTGCTTGGTTGTGTCATATGACTCGTGCTCCTTTTTAATTTCGGCATTAAACTTAATTAAGTAATACATATTTAACAAGGAAGTCGCAATTAGGGTGTTCTTTATGACAAAAACGGTGGATTTTTGGTAGGTCTTGATTAAAACCTTAGTTGTAAACTATGTATCCGTAGAAATTCTTCAATATCTACGTGCTTTATGTTTTTATTCCACTCCAAATCGTTCGGACGGAACCATCCCTTTGGAGTTACTCTAACAAATTCTATGTTCGGATAGTCTTTTAAGACCCGTTTGGTCTGATTCATCCAGTTGCCAAAGAAAGTTGCTTCTTCATTAGATTTTTTATAGTTCCTTGTATCCTTAAACAGGTTATTAAATTTTTTATTCTGCTTATCTGAGTGTCCTTGATAGTCAAAACCTAATATGTAGATAGTTTTTGGATTATGATCTGCCGCATACTTTAAAGCAGTAGGACCCGATGACCAACCTAACGATGGTTGAAAGAATTGTACCTTTTCCATTATCTTAGAGTGCTTTTCGTACATAGCATTATAGTTTGACCATACTACATTGTTGTCCATGTAGTCATTTTCTGCTATTTCCAACAGCATTTTAGGGTCAACTGCAACCAATACGTCAGGAGTATCGGAACGATAGACTCCATTACAGGCAAACACTTTGCCTATTTTCTTTAATTCCTCGATCTGGATGCCTTTTCGAGACTCTCCATTACCTAGTACAAATGCAACTTCCATTACACTTATAATGTATCTTCTGTTGGTGGTGCTCCATACATCTTCTGAACGAAGATGGCTTCTTCATGCTGTTGAGCATCATGCTCTTCTGCAGATAATCTAATATCTTTGATATCTTTAAGTGAAAGTCTTGTTTTTCTGGTGTCTGCTTTATCCAATATAGAAATATCTTGTTCAGGATTGTAATTTTTATCCTGCTCAAAGCCGTCTTCACCGTATCTAAAGAATTCAAATAGTTTCATTTTCTATATTTAACCTTATAATGTGTTTGTTCCGCCTGGAGTAGGAGGTGTTCCTCCCGGTGTTCCTCCACCTGTGCCACTAGAGCCGGGTGTTTCTCCTTCCGGTGGTGGTGCTCCATCTGGTGCTTCTGGTTCTTCAAACTGATCTAGATCACTTGATATTCCTGCTTGTGAAACTCCGCCGCTTCTTAATTGTGTTGATTTAGTTTGTGATTTTTGTGATACTGCATTTTCTTCTGCCCAAAGATCAGCATTTCTTGCCATTTCTTCTTCAGAAAGACCAAGATATCTACTTAACGCAAATCTTTTACTCATGTAAGGTAGATCTGCAACTGCTGTAAATGTGTTTACTCTTGCTTGATCCATTTCTGTCTGTCTATATGCCGCAAAGTTTTGTGGTGGATTGAATTTAATTTCAAACATACCGTTATCTAAATTGTAACCTTTGTTTTTAACCCAAATTTTAAATTCATTATCAAATGTAGGTGACAACATTGATTGTAATCTCATACAATATTTGTTAAATCTTAATTCTTGAATGTATGCAGTTCCAACTCTACCGTCATTGTACTGTTGTCCGCCATCTTCCGCACCTGTTGGAAGATAAGAACTTGGTATTCTTAGACCTCTAAACAGTTTGTTTGTGAAGAATCTCAAGTCATCTATCTCACCGAGGTTTGTACCACCCGGCAGTGTGTCAACTTTAGATCCTCTTCCTTCTGCTGTCTGTGGAAAGAAATAGTCTTCGTTTATTGACATAGGGTTATATGTTGCGTCAACATAGTTAACACCACCCGATGTGCTTGGAATTCTTCTTTGGTTGATCTCATTCTTGACTCTCTCAACGAATTGCATCGCCAAGTGTGTTGGCATATTACCTACGTCGATGTAGAACACTCTTCTTTCAGGTGCTCTTTGTACTCTGTAAATGATTATTGCGTCTTCTAATAATTCTTTTTGTTTGTAAACTTTGAATACCTGTTCTAATACAGACTGTCCAAACGGAAATAAGTTGTCTAGTCCATCTGACATTGTTAAATGAACAACATTTTCTGCATTAATGCTGTATTGATTCATTGTTCTGTAAAATCTACCACCAGCCGCGGCAGTTGAGGCATTGGTCATGTTAGATCCTTGTCCTGCTCCTGCATATTGTTGACTACCGGTACCACCAGTTGTTCCACCGCCACCATAAACTTGGTTAGGTGTTATTGATGTTGCACTTAATCTTTGTAGGTTTGGATTGATATCTCTAATGACATACTGCTCAGGCTTCTTGCCATCTGACTCGTTAACAACAATTCTGTCAACTTTTGCATTGTCGATGTAAAGCCATTTGTTTGTTTCAGGATCTCTGACAAAGAAACAATCTCCATACTTCAATGCATTTCTAAAAATTCTAAAAATTCTTTTTGAGAACTGATTTGCTTTTGTCCATTGCTGAAGTGCTTTCTTTAAAAGTTTAACTTCATGACTAGTAACTTCGTCCTTGAACACAATGTCGAATGGTGTTTCGTTCTCTGTATTTTTTTGTGAGCAGAATTCTGCAAGTATGTCTAGTGCCGCATTGATTTCTGAATCTGAATCCATTTGATCATATTGAAAATATCTTTGAATTCTGTTTGGATGTCCTGTATATACATCGGGTAGATACGAAGAATAATTTCTCTTCGCAAAATTTGGTCTATTGTCTCCTGATATAGGAGAAAGGTTCGCGTCTTTAAAATATTTTTTCCAAGCCATAACTTATTATACAATACTTTCACTCTGGTTTGCAAGTCTTCTTTGTGTTTTATCTGTATTTCTTGCAATATCTGTGTCAATACTTACCAACGTATTTACGTTCTTATTAAATGTTTTCATTTCGTTAACGACTGCTGTCATTTTAGTATTCATGGCATTAAATGTAGTATTCATTGACAATAATGCTGTGTTGTCACCACCGGTTGCTTGGCTGGAAAGGTAAGAATCTGTTTCTGCTTTGGTTAGTACTCTTTCACCTGCATGAATCGTGGACAAATTATCATTAATTTCTCTTAAATTACCGGTTGTTCCTACTGTTCCTCTGGCTTTTCCGTTCAATCCAAGTTTTTCAGCGGCCATATCATCGTAATCAGATGCTCTGAACAATCCGTAAACTCCTCCTAGTATTCCGCCTATCGCGGCACCTACTGCTGTACCAACAACTGGAACAACAGATCCTATCATGGCGCCTGTCAATGCACCACCGGCCGCACTTGATCCTACTCCTAATGCTTTGCCGGCTGTTGAATCTGCCTGGTCTGCTATGTTGCCTCCCATGGCCATGGTACTAAGACCTACTGCTCCACCGCCTACCTTGGCAACATTCTTTAATCCTTTGCCAAAACCACCACCACCCATTCCTCCAGGTCCTAAAGGTGCCCACAGTTTTAATGCGGCATAAGTTCCTGCCGTGATAGGTGCAGTTTCTCTTAACATACTGCCAGCGGTTGTTACAATTTCTTTAGCGGCGTATAAAGCAGTTTGGGTTCCTTCACCCATTTTTTTAATGTCTTCTGCAAGACCATTCATTGTATCGTTAAGTGATCCAACACCAGTTCCTAAAAAGTTTCCAATAAATTTTAAGAAACTTGTTTCAGTTCCTTGGAATGCACTTGAAAGATTTTTAGATGCGTTTTGAAATTCTGTTAATTCTTGTGTAAGTTTATTTGCCGCTTCTCTTTGTTCATCTGTTGCCGCAGTAGTATCCAACACAGAGGTTGCTAATTTGTTTACTCCAACAAACATTCCATCAATGAATTCTACTTGCCCGGTTTTTGCAACATCTCTAAACATCTCTTCAGATTTCATTGCTTCAATTTTTAATAGTCTCATCGCTTCAACATTATCAATACCACCTGATTCTAATTGTTTAATGATGTCGGTTGCACCAGGAATAGTTT